ATCTGCAGAAATGGAAAACAGAAATCCACAATCTCGACCAGTTCAGCGACAACATTCCCTGCAGTGAATGAAACCGTCGGAATATCAAGAGCTTTTGGAGTCCTTGCAGTGTCCAGACACGCTCTAAAATAGAGCGTACCTACATGGGTAGGTGTCCCTGCTGGACCATCTACCTCAATTCCGATACGAGTGAATTTATCCACTTCGATCAAATCAGTACCTCCGTCGGCGCTGAGATCGAGGGTGAAAAGAGTCTCTCTAGATATGGCCATATTATCCTCCTCTTACACGCTGCATTGTTGTCTGATGTCCCTCACTGACCCTCAGAGCGCGGCCTCGTGGCGGAGGGGATTTTTTTTCTCTGCGAGCTCGATGCATCAATTGCATCCTAGCCACTGCAGTAGGATCATACATTTGTGGCGCAGCTGAACTATCCCCTAGGAGCGTCGCTATCTGCTCAGCCTGCTTTGTCGTAAATTTCAGTCCGTTCGCTCTGGCCTGCTCAACTGCTGCTCGGGCAATGCTCCTCAACTGCTGGAGAGCCCTAGGGTAAACTTTCTCCCAAGCTGTAACTTGATCTTTATGGAGCCTCTGCTCCGCGAATGATTCCAAAAGAGTCTGTGGATCTGACACGGCCCTGATACTCCGCAGTCTACGGCCACGGTCCGCCTCGTGCTCCGGAGTTTCCCTGCCTGATGGGACTCGCTGATCTTTTGCCCTGGCGTGACCGGCCATGTGCTCGAGAGCACTCATTGTGTAGGCTACCGCAGAGCTCGCGACATGTTGCGGCAGCTCCTCGGGCATCGATAGCCGCAATGCTGTTTCGACTTCCTGGGGATCTGTGTCAGCCAATTCGGTCACCCACTTATCGAGATAGTCGTTTGTTAGCAGTTTCTGCGCACCTACGCTGGCTCCGGGAACAATTTTCTTCGTCAAGATATCGGCGATCTTGGTCAGAGGCTCTTTGACGGAGTGGATTCCAATCCCAATCGCAGCCCCAGTTAGTCCTCCAGTTGCTAGCCCTTGCATTGCCATTTCTGGAGCAACCGCCAGCGTGCCAATTGCCGTGCCAACACCGTGCCCTGCAATCTCAGATGCGAGATGCCCGCGATGAGTAGTCGCAAGCTGCTCTTTTGCGACCTCGGCTGTCCTTTCCGTGGCTTTGACGGCCTCTTTTGCAGCTGGTTTTACACGGTCCTTGATCTTCTGCCACGAGACTTTTCCACCGGTAGCGGAAATTCTCTCGGCTACCTGGGCAGTTGCAGTCTCAGATACCTCCTCAATGACCTGTGGTGATGGTCTAATCCGCTCTTTCGCCTTGCGGACAACGTCTCCGAGTGGCGTTTTTGCAAGTTTTTCTGCCGCGGCCTCGGCGGGTTTCAACTTACGTTTAACTTTGCTCCAGATCCCCTTTAGACTCGCTTCTACGAGAGAATCCGGGACTTCTTTAACAGGCCGTTCGATGGCTTCCGCGATGACTGGCCTGACTTTTTCCTTTATCTTCCCGAGGGTTGACCCAACAGGAATCGCTGCAATCCTTTCCGATGCAGCGCTCGTGGCTTTTTTTACGATCCTCGTGGCAGCCTTCTGGGCAGCATCTACTGCAATTTTCTGCAGAGGCTGCATTGTGGGCTTATCCACCGTGTGCTTCAGGATGTTCGCCGCGGGCTTGGCTACCTTCTCGATCGTCTTCCAGACGTCCTTCACTTTTCCGCCGATAGGAGTCAAGGACTTCGAAATCCCCTTTAATGCTGTGGGTGCTACGACGAGTCCTAGTAATCCGCCCGTGATCCCTCCATCAATGGCATGCCCTATGCCATATGCCAATGCACGCGATGTGATGCGTTTCACGATCTCGCTATGTCTGGCGCTGAGATCTGTGCTCACCGTTGCAAGGCGTGTCTCAGCGGCTTCAATAGCCTCAGCCGATGCTCCTGATGTCCTCAAATTTTCTAGCTCTGCTGTAACTCTGGTCCGCTCGGCTTTCAGCTTTGCAACGGCGTTGACATCGACCATGAACTTAGCTTTGGCTTTTGCCGTAGCTAGTCCGACTCCTCCGCCGACGAGACCAAGCCCCGCACCTAATGCAGCCCCTTTTCCAATAGCCCCTGTGATCTCAGCAGTTGCCTCAGCTAGGGACATTTTCTGTGGTGATAGGTATACCTCCGACACCCCCGTACCCAGCCCCATAGCGGCACCTATCGTTGCCTCACGAGCAGCTATCCCAGTGAGTTTTGGGACAGCTGATGTTGCCGCTCGCCCCGTTGCTCGTGCTGCTATTCCGGCAGCTCCAGCCCCTAACCGAGCACCCCCCTTTGCTGCCATTCCGAGCGGACCACCCGGAATCAGAAGGGAACCTACAGTCCCTATGACCTCACCCCCAGCAGATGCCATGGGACTGTATTTTTTCAGAAGACGGAGCTCCTCTGGAGACGCTATCCCAGCTGCCGACAGCAAGGGGTCGCTCAGACCCAGCGTCAGAGCTCGGGCTCCTCCTGTAAGACCAGCCGCGATCCCTGCACCAATAGTGGAATATTCTTTTTCCTCTGTAAAAAGACGGGCCTCATCCTTGGACGCAGGTGTGAATCCAGCTGCTAGGGCCTCCCCGATTGCATCGCTGGAGACCTCAACCGTCTCCCCAGTCTGGGGATCAATGAGGAAGGCGTTCCCTTCTTGTGTGAGGACCTTCGGCATTTACTTGCTCTTTTTCCCCTTCCTCCCTGGGTAAATGGGCTGCTGGACTTGCATTTTTCCGTACTTCATCCCGTACAGAACTCTCTGTCTGAGTCTTCGTTGGAGTTCATCCTTGTAATAGGGTAGTACGTTGTATTTTTTACCGTAAATCTGGAGCATGGATGCCATCTCATCGTCAGCCTCGTGCATGAGATCTTTGAGTCGCTTTTTTACGTCCCGATCAGACGAAAATGGCCTCGCAATATGCGTCTTGAATGATTGGATCATCTCAGTGGAAGCTCCAGTCCCCACTAGCTTTCTCGCTAGGCTCTCGGAGACTCTCTCCTGGATTTTCTGTACTCTGTCGGCTGCCTCGCCAGTCCATGCGGTCACTCCTCCAGGGACCTTCAATTTTTTATAGGCGCTGTAAAACTGGTCGAGATGTTTCCGGAAGACATCTGTGGTCTCGACTTTTTTCAAGATCGCATCAGGAGGCGGATCTAGATTTTTGGTCGCTTCTGGTGGCCGTGTCAACGGAACTTTTCGAGTCTGCACCCGAGAAGTGGTGACTTTTTCTGAGAATGCTGCGACACGCTCTTGGTGCATTTTTTCAGCGACTTGCTGCCTGAGGGCCAACTGGAGCTTTCGCGCGTTAGCCTTCACAAGCCCCGGAGCTGCACTCTGCTCCACCCGCGTAAGTTTCAATTGAAGGTCTTTGGTGAGCAAATTCCTCAGTGTGGACTCGGATTCCTCCATACTTCCTAAGCGCTTATACAAGTGACCGAGCATGTTTTCGTGCCCTTTGATTGCTCCTTTTTTGCGCTCTAGAGCCTCTCTTTGGAGTGCAATGTCCTGTTCCATCTGCCGATTGAGCATCTTCAGCCCGACATTTTCAGTCTTCCCCTTGCTGAGGATCTGGGCTACTCCACCAAGCGCAAGCACGAGTCCGTGCGCAATTTTGTCGCTTGTCTCTAGATTATTCCAGTATCTCCGCGGATCTATTTTCGCGTTTTCGACCTCCCGCATCGCAGTATCAATGCGTTGCTCTCGTGCAACAATTCCTTGCTGCACCTGTTGCATTTCACGATCGACAGTCTTTCTCCGCTCGGCTTCCTTTTCGAGATGTTGAGCGATCAAGTCCGCCTTTTCTTCCTCCGTTTGCGCCTTCTCTAGACCTATTTTTTCTTCGATCCCAGCCAATTCTTCCGTCGCAGCTGTCGTTGCTTCGAGATACGGCTGATCGACGGGTCGACCATGCCGTGTCTGAGTCGTCGTCAGCCGCTCTGTAGCCGTCCCATACTGAGGTTCTTGAGGAGTTGGTGCGACTCCGGCTGGAATCCCCAATCCCATGAATTGTTGCTGAGTTGGCGCTGGGACATCGACCTCTTGGAAAGCCTTCCCCTGCGGGGCTCGAGCAACAGCAGGAGGTGCTGCGTGTGTGAGTCGCTGAACCTTGAGCCACTGAGCCTCCTTTGCCGGGTCTGGGTCGAATCCAGCAGCAGCAGCAGTCAGGCGTTGATACTCCGGGGAGAGCCCCGGAGAAGGGAGTGGTGGCGCGACAGCTGGGACTTGAGGTGCAGGCGGCGTAAATTCCGCTGGTGCTGGGATCCTGGGCTGGAGAGCCGTCTGCGGATCTAGCAGCGGAGCCTGTGCAAGCCCTTTATATCTTTCAGGAAACGGCATTCCTCTCTCCTATACATATCCAACGCCACCAACATAGCGTCCACGTGGTTGATTCGGGTCTTCTTGGTAATATCCAGTCTTGTATCCGGCCTCCTCCTCCTCTTTTTTGCGTCGAGCTTCCTCGGCAGCATCGGCCTCTCGACGGACCCTCATCTCCTCAGGCGTGAATGCCCAACCCTCGCCCATTTTCCGCGTCGCCGCGAGTCGAGGATCTTCCAGCCGTTCCCGCATCTCATCCGGACTGATATTCATACTGGCTTTCAGCAACATTTGTTCATAATTTTGACGGGCCTGTAACATTGACATCCGTTCAGATTGACCGGCGCCCAGGTATTGAGCCTCAGTAGCGGCGGCTAGCTGCTGTTGCTGGAGATCGCTAGCGCGCTGCTGTTGAGCAGCCTGCAAAAATGCCTGATGTGCGGCGATACGCTCGGCCTGTGCTGCTTGGGCTGTCTGACCGGCTATGGCTTGCCCCTGCCCCGATATCGCTAGAAGAGCTGCTCGCTCCAGAGCAGGATCGTACCCGCCAGGAGCGCTTGCCGCTCGAGCTGCAATTTGCTGCTGTGCTTGTTCCATGGCTATCCGACCAGCGCCCATGGCCATGCTCTCCTCGCCTCTGACATACGGGAGCATCATCTGCAAGGCCATATCCTCGCGGCCTCTAGCTGCAGCTGCAAGCGCTTGCGCCTGAGCAACATCCTCGGATCGTGCCAGCCCGGCCCAATACTCCCCCATTCCGCCCTCGCCGAAATGTCGACCAGCCTCTAAAAGAGTCGGAGATTCAGGGGTATATCCGTATTGTGCCTGAGGAGCGGCTTGATCACTCGGGGAAAGCAGCCCTATTAATCCCCCGCCTAAACCTCCCGCAAGTGCCCACCACGGGCCAAGTGGAGCCATAGATGCGGCGCCGGACATAGCGCCCTGTGCTGCTCCCTGCCAATTTGCCATTTTTAGAACCTCCTGGCTGAGCCAAGCCGCTTGAATCCATCCTCGATTGCGACGATGAATCCAATACCAGTCAGCGAAAATCCCTGCTGTAAATCTACAACCCCATCATCCTCATCTGTAATTTCTATCATAATCTTGCTGCATTCGATGATGCTGGTTCCGGCCTCGATCATAAATGCATTGTCGCTGTAAGAGCTTGCCAAACCATCCCCATAGTGATCGTCGATATCCATATTTTCCAGGGTGTTTGAATTAAACGTTTGATCATCGACGAAAACGGGCTCGTCGTATGCGATTTTCAGTCGGATTTGATGATCGCTAATATTCTGCCCTTCGAGCACAACCCCTCGGACGAATTGTACCCCAGTCAATTTGGCGAATGAGAACCAGCCTGTCCTAATTCTCTGAATGATATCCTCGTCGTTATCGCGCCACAATGAGCGATCTTGGACGTAGACATCGGTGTAGTAAAGATACAGTACACCACCGGCCTCTACTGCATCTCGACAATGGTGATTCGTGAATGTTGACCACTGATTTCTTAAATAATTAAAAACAAGCGCCTTCTCACCAGCCCCGTCTGGCAAGAAAATTACATAATTGTCTTCTGGAATCAGCACCCCCCGAGCAAGATCGATCTGCTTATAGTGCCATCGTACAGGCTCGCCGATGGGTGATACCATTAGGCTCTTGTCTAGCAAATAAATACCGTCTGGCCCTTCGAACATTAACCCCAATGGACATTGGACTAGCGTTTTGCTGTTTACACAGCCTATCGCCTCACTAATCATCACAGGATCTGAATATCCAGAACCTGTACCAGCCATGCTCAAGCCAGTACCTGTACACGCGTAGATTCGAGTTTCTTTAAAAATAATCACCCGGTCCATAAATGATGCAAGGGCTGTAATCTCACCACCTGGCGTTGGAACCTCGATTTCGAGAAATGGAGAATGCTCAATTCCAGTATCAGTCAAAAACGATTGCGAGTATCTAACAGTCGGTACTGGATCGTCAGTAGGAGCAATAAACATCCGCTGTTGATGTACCATTGCGTAATCGTACGTCGGCGGAGGGTAATTGTTCAAAGTTCCGCCTTGAGTATAAAGAATCTCGTTATCTGCTATCGATGAGTCGGCTGCAGTGTCCACGATACTGACGTATTGAGCAGATCCACCCCACACAGTTTTACATCTATGATAGACAGATCCATTCGCTAGTGTTCTATAAAGGACAATGGCAACATCATCTTTCATCGTGTAGCTCAATGTGCTTACTACAGCTGTTACAGTCTGGTTGGATCCCGTGAGCGTTATGCTGCTCACTGCACTTTGAGCACTTCGATAAAGCTGGCCTTTGGCGTTATACCACTCGAAAATTGCAACATATCCGTAGGTCGATGTCAGGGTAAGGCTCCCTCCTGCTGACTCAGTCAGACTCCCAATTATCGGGGAGGCGACAAATCCACTTTCAACAACGGCTTTTCCGTCAAATTCAAGCGGGATTCCGCTTGGGATTGTCATGACGCCATTAACCTCTAGTGCATGCTTTTTGCCTACGATATTATGGAGACGGAAATTTGCAATATATATCGCATTAGTGGAATCTCCTGTTTTTTTGCAGAAGGCGGCCATCCATTCATTCGATGATTTTTCATGAATCTGCACGACCCTTCCTATTCCACTGGCACCGTCAGCAAATCCATGGAGCGAGATCGCCTCCATTTCATGGCTGTCATTCGTTAAGATATAGGCACTTTCTGTTCCATCTAGAGCACCATACCGAAACGAAATCAGATGTGTATTGCCTAGATAATCAGCCCACGGTTTTCCGTGGAGTTCTGCACCGTATTTGTAATCGCTTATTGTTCCGCTTGCCCCTGTGCCACCCCCTGAATCCCAATATGACCCTGTTCTGATTCGCTGTGGATTTACAGTTAATCCAAAATCAAAAATCGTCACATACACATACCCTACGGAGGATCTCCCTACTCCCGATAAAGTGAGTGCCGCAGACGGAGACGACCAAGTAATAACAGGGGCAATTGATATCACTACTGATGCGGTATTGTCATACCCGACCGCATAGCAATAACAGGGAGAAGTCCCGTCGTCAGAATACAGTGCAACTGCAATATTTGTGTTTAACTTAAAACACCCAACCTTGTCAGCTGCCGTTACAGAAAGCGTTGAGCCAACGCTCCAAGAAGATCCGTTATAGGCTAATGGTTCAAAAGCGCCCCCCACTGTATAATGTCCAAGGAAAATACTATTTTCACCTATACCAAAAACACACACATCAAAGGTGATAGTTGAATCCGTATTTGAGGCGGAGCCCGAAATAGTAGATGGTGTCCCAATTGTCCCGTCAGTGGATATCGTCCCCCACACCAAGACTGCAGGACTCCCAGATGATGTGAAAAAATACAGCGATGTGTCGTATCCAGTAAGGAGCAATCGAACGGGTTTTCCAGATGTGGAATATGAATCAAGTTCAAGTTTTGTATGGCGATTGTACGTCTTAATAAAATAATCAGTAGTAGCCGCTACATTATCGTATTTTGACCCACAAATAGCCCAAATGTCGCCAAACTCTACTATCTGGGTCCTGCCGAATTGCTGATTCGGTTCAGAATATAATGGCTCAAGTCCGCAATTCATAAGGCTTAATGACGATACAGCTTCATCAAAAGTGTCATCCTCGGAATTGTAGACCTTAACATCAGAGCCATACAAAACAGGGGTGTCGTCTAGCACCCCGAGATATAGACCCCCCGCCCAAATGCGCCGCAATCCATGACGCTTCCTCAACTGCCCCTCATAATCAAATACGGAATTTTCCAGTCGAAGCAAACCCTGGGACACGACCTTCGGATCTTTTCCAGTGTCAAGGCCGGTATTCAGTACTGCTGGAATCAATGTGTCCTTCAGTGGGCTCATAAAACTACCAATTCCGTCGTTGATATAATCAGCATGAGGAGCGAACCACGAGCTGTCGTGATAGTAGCAGATGAAGCACCATCAATGGAAACCCCAGCCCCAGATACTGTAATAGTATTTGTGCTGGCACTGTGATTTTTCACTGCTATTGTCTTTCCAACATCCCCCGCGGTTAGGGACTGAAGCTCCACTGTAAATGCCCCGCTGGAAGGATTACAGAGCACGACTTCTCCGGGTCTCCCAATCGTACCGGAATACTTAATCTCTGTTGGATCGCCAAAGGGCTTATCCTTCTCCCGTTCTAGGGCATCGATAGCCGATCTGGTGGCGTCAAGAGAGTGCTGCTCGGGAGTTGATAGAGCCTGGATAGTCGTCAATCCCACGGTACACCTCGGTAGAATCCACTCACCTGACCCTCCGCCTCGACATCTCGGACCCTGTCTGGCTCTGCGACATCCGTGGAAGTCGCCTGCTCACGGATCTCGGCCTCGATATCCATCATATCTTCTTTGAGATCGCGCGCATCGTACCGGTCTTTTTCTTTACCTTTGATAACCGCCCATAATATTACATATTCTTCATATCCTGCTATCCCATCCAAAGTGTCGCTGTCGTCAGTGAATACCCATGGCGCGGGGATGTACCATAACCGGACGGTGCCCCCCCAGTCAGGTGTAGGCCTCAACCTAAGATTTCCTCCCGAAACTCTCCATCTAGTACCTAGTTCTGTGCTGCAATCCTGGTACTGATTCCGTTCAGCGTGGTTGAACTTTTTCATCGGATGCCAGATTCCGTTGAAGAGAACGTCCACGCCCCTGGCTTTCCAGAAATCGTAGTCATCGTCTAAGCTTTTGCTGGGTACAGCATAAGTATCTGTTCCCGAAACTACAGTTATGTCCTTGTATTCTAAGTACAAGTCCGGGTCACACGTTGCAAGCAGACGGTAAAGTTTTGCTGCCCCTTGATCGAGTCGTCGATCAACCTCAGACTGAGGATGGCGCACGGCCTTGAAATCTCCGCGCTCCATCACCTCGGTTCTGAGCTCAGCGCGAGTGCGGGTGAGGGCCATAAAAACCCTCCTTAAGGCGTGTTTCGGAGGAAGATTATCAGGTATATTGTCGCGGAATCCGGGTCCGTATCCACGCCGGCATCTTGAAAAATCACATCAATATAGGGAGTTGCGCCATTCACGTCTTCGGCATCGAACAGCATGGCGCAATCTGTTCGAGAAACCATTCCGCTGATGCCCAGCAGCTCATAATATGAGTCTGCCAAGGTGATTCGAGCCTTCCCCTCCGCTGTTTTTGCCACTGACGTTACAGCCTCAGAGCCATTCGTCACAGTGTACCCATTGGCGTCAACATCCGCTGCAGCTGTAACTTCCGCGAATAGTATCACGGGGAATGACTCGATGGCATATATCCGACCACCATTCTTCCATAGTCTTTCGGCCATTTTAGCCTCCTGGAACCATCCTCTTGCGAGGATGGCAGGTCGAGAATTACGCCCAGTCGAACCTTGCGAGCGCTGCTGGATTTTTACACCTTAGATTTCCGAACATCCCGAGCCGAAACTCGATTTGGTCGGCATCTTCTACGATCCGATTGGTGGTCAGCCACCGAGGGACCTGTCCGATGGACTTGAGCTCGAGGACATCATTTTTGATCACATGGATCCTGTCCTCAGGGCAATTGAAGTCCTTGAAGCACTTGACGGTGCTATCCCCGCTAGACACTTCGATCCCGTTGAATCCAACACGGGCGATCAAAGACCCATCCTTGTCCACGATGTTCACGGTCTCCTTGATGTACTGAGCTCGTGACTCAAGAGAGCTTATGAACCCTCTCCACCGATCAGGCCCCATGTAACATGAGTCAGGGTCTTGCCCCATCCTGTTCAGCCTGCTGATCAGCAGATGGATAGCCTCTTCCGTGCCATATCCGGGGTATGAGGTGTCATTGTACGCGCTACCTGCCAACCGTTGTCGGTAGACGGAGCGGGTCACGCCGTTGAAGCTGGTCGAAACTGACTCGGTGGCCTTAGGATTCCAGCCATCGAGTCCGATTACCATATTTCTGTCACCCGCGGAAACGTAGTCCCCCTGAGTGAAAATGGAATCTCCATCAGCAATGCCACTGACTGCTGTCACATTGGCAGCAGCCCCACTGGAATCCTCGCACTCGAAAGTACCGGCATCCACGTCGATGTCACCGACATACAAGGATGCTCCGGAATCCCTCAGGGCAGATGCTTCATCTGCCGCAAAGACAATCCGCTGACCCGGCTCGAAATTTGTGATGTCGTCAGAGTTCTCCAGAGTCAGCGTAGGGTCGGCTCCTGGACTCGAAACGCTGCCAATTTTTCCACTCCCATTCCCATACATCCGAATACCGAGAGAGCGCTTGATCGCATTGATAGCGCTATCCGCTTCGGTTTCAGTGGCTTCGAGGAATGCTCCCTCATCATCCTCAGACGCTAGCATCGTTTCGGTGTCGATGCGCCCCACGGCATAATCATGAGCTCGAGTGATCTGGAAATCTACACCCTTGCTCGGGTTTCGATTGCCTTGAGCGCTCGCAAAAGCCGTAGAACGGCCAGTCATGTCAGCGTATTTTACAGCATAGATGAACTTTCGGCCAGGAAACTTCGTGTTCTTGGGCACGCGGGCCAAAAGAGGATTATTCTTGAAGACGGCGCTCACGACCGTTGCAGGGTCGTAGAGATCTTTCAGCGCGTAATCAAATTCTGTCAGGTCGAGATCGGCTGGAACTGCCATTTTTTTTCCTCACTTATCGCGGTTGCGGTTGTGAGGGTACCCTGGCAGTGGATTCGATTGGCCAGGAGGATCGTTTCGTGCCCTCTGTTAGCCCTTGAAAAACTTATGTTTTCTAAAGGCCTCTCTTCTCTCAGCCTGAGATCTTAGAGTAACTGTCTCAATCGATGGTTGCGCGCCGAGATCGTTACTCAGGGTCAGTGACTGAGTTTGTGTGGGTTTGGGCGTTTCCTGCTGCAGTTCAATCGGTGGTGGTGTCGAATCTTGAACCTTCTTTTCGATTTGAGACAGATCGCCAAACCTCTCTTTATATTTATTGATCTTAGAATAGGATTCTGTCAAGGCAAAAGCTTGTGCCGTAAGCTCTTTTTCGAGGTCATTGATGATGTCTCTGTATTTCGGAGGCTCTCCTGTCTTCTCATATTGCTGTACAGCCCTGTTGTAAATCGCCTCCTCGACTTGTCCAGGAGAAGTCCGGAATGAGTGCTGTAAAAATTCACACCCGTCAGACTCTGCTATTACTTGCCGAATAAGCCGTTTCTCTGCCGTTTGGGCGTTGTACTGCTCTTGCTGCTGTTTCCACTGCTTAAGGTCTTCCAACTCCTGCTGAATGGCGGAGAGATCTCCGCGGGGCTGCTCGGCGGGCTCGTCAGATCCCAGGATGGCATCCCCGAGAGCGAAATGATCAACGCCCAACCTCCTGGTCGCTTCAAGGGGATTCTCCCTCGCTAGCCTTCGAATTTCTTCGAATTCTTGGAGTTCTTTTTCCCTCTGAGAAACCCTATCCGAGCGCTCCTTCAACTCGCGATCTCGCCGCAAGAGATCTTCGTAGGATTGCGCCAGCTGGTCTGCTGGCGGGTCGGAAACTTGCTGACCAGGATCAGACTCCGCCTGAGAAGGTGCAGAGCCTTGCATCCGCTCGATGAATCGACCCCTGGCGTCATCCCGATTTCCGGAATTTTCAAAATTATCTTCTGGCATTTTAATTCAATGACCTTTTCAAAACGAACGGGATTTCACGATCTCTAATCAAATAGAGATGATTCCCTAATTCTACTGCCCTCCCCGTCATCATCACAGTGTCTCCCGGAGAGCAGCATACTGGGCGGAATATTCCATCCTGCAATGGTGCGCCTGGACCACAGCTAATGACCTCCGCCAATGGAGTCTGATCTTCGACCTGATCAGGGATATGTAGCCCTCCCTCGGTAGTACCCGGAGGGACATATCTGACCAGAACATTATCGAAAGTAGGAACAATATCGCTGGCTTTTAGTTGATAGCCAGCTATGCTGCTGGGCTTGATAAGTCTGCCCTTTCTCATGACATCTCCATCCCGGCCGGAAGGGCCGGTGGCATACTTCCAGCTGCATTACCAGCTGGTCCCATCGGAGCAGCTGGCGGGGGCATTTCTGGAGCTTGAGCCGAAGCTAACATGCTGTCGGCTTCCTCGATCCAGTCCATTAGTAATTTTACATTCTCTGGCGGCGCACCTTGAGTGCGTGCACGGAGCATGGCAGAGGTCATCATCGCCAAACCGAGAGTCAAATCCTGGAACGGCTCTGGGCGTACTTCCTCGCCCTTAACCAGCATCAGTTCGATCTGCATCTCGATATCCTCGTATGCCGCTGTCTCGAGAGACGCAAATTGCTCAAGATCTGGCATCCTTAACAGGACCAATCCCTGCTTATGGTCGATAAATCCGCCCTCGATTAAATTTTCTACCTCGCGGATTCGGCCTGCTGGCTCATGCGGCAAAGACGAGCTCGGAAAAATCGAGATCTCGTACATGTCCTTGTCCATATTGACGTCAGACCATTTTATCTGCTCGATCCCCTTCGAGGTACCATTCCGGATGTAGAAATTCGTTCGATAATCCCCATCCCGTGAGTGGATTTCACCACCAGCGCAAATTGTTAGCCCAGCTGAACTGTGATGAAAATCATCCCATTCAATATTGGTCTGAGCGTGCCGGCCGGACTCCGTATCTTTCAGCACCATCAGCCCTCGACCGGAATCAATCCCAGGGGGCTTGATGCTCTGGGCGGACAACTCAGAAACTCCGGAATCTCGATATACTCGCTGATCCAAGTCAAAAACAAAGCGGAATACTTCAGAGGAAATTGACGTCGGCATGCCCGTTTTTGGGAGCGATGACCCTTTCCTGACAGGGATCAGATTCCCGGAGGTGTTTTTCATGTGCTCCTTTTTAATGGAGCCCTCTTCATAGTAGGTGTTCGTAACCGAATGTAGGTGCATTGAATCCTGGATTCGGCCAAGCAATTTGTTTTCCTGCCCTTGGATGGGTTCCATCTCCTCCACGAGACCTTGCGGATACCACCCAATCAGTGGATCTTGCCAGCGAAACATCGCGAAGGGGAAGGATTCAATCTCCCATTGTCTCCACTTCGGCGGAGTCAACGTCCGCCCTTCTATGCAGACTGCATGATATCCATCGTCTGCTCCCCACCCAGATGGAAGATGCCAAGCCTCTGCGACTTTCACCAGGTCTGTGATGATCTTCTTCCCCTCCCGCATGACGGCATTATCCTTCACGGCCTTGTCGATCGCGCGCTCATTGTCCGCTCGCCAGCGCTGGGGGAGTGACTCGTGGCAAAATCGCGCCATCAGTCGTTCAGCAGGGATGTATTTTACCCGTATCAGCTGACGAGTCTCGCCATTTAATGCAGCCTGCTCGTCGACAACCAACTCCCATGGCGGAACAGGCTCGAATTCGACATGCTTGTACCCAGGGTAGATATGCATTGCACCTATCCCAACTGCAGCCGCATAGTGAAAGATTTTTACAGTTTTCTGATAAAATTTAGCTCTTTCCCATTCGCCCAAAATGAACTTTTCCAACCCTCGGGCCTTCACTTTTTGACTCCAGGCATTCGGACCGGAAGTAGACGTCTGAATTTTTACCATCGGACGCTGTGTCGCAATTCGCGCCCCGAGGGTTTTGATGCAATTCTTGATCGGGTTGAGCGCAAGTCGGCGCTCAGTTTTCTTCCGGTTCTTGAATGCCTGCCTAGAAGTTGCCCGATCGCCAGGGTGTAACCCTGTAACAACATGATTTAAGTAGACTCCGAGGTATCTTTTCCAGTAACTCTCGCGCCGGTTGATCTCCTCCTCCAACCGCGAAAGCGAATTGAAGACGCTTTCCTCCGGAGTTTTACTTTTCCAGAAATGCTGTTGCTCCTTATGGATCATACCAAGGCCTTTCCTCTCCGGATTCATCCTCCATTTGCGCAGCCATTACCATCCGCTCCTCTTCTCTCCTGTACCACTCCTCGCTATGTAAGTCGATCTTCGGCTCTTCCTCTTCATGTATGTAGTGATATGCATGTCGGTATGCGGCAAGATGCGCATCGCATGAATCATTAGGTTTGTTTGGATACTCTACTCTTTTTCCTGTCTGCTTTGCGATTTTCCAGGGAAGAGAGCTCATTTCCTCCCTATGACACTCCGTGGAACTCTCCAACAGCTGGACATATCCTAGATTATAGTCACTGTTCAAAGTTTTTATCCAGTCGTACTTTTTCGGCTTCTCACTCTGGAGAAGCGGTATGTCGTATCGACGAGCAAGCTCCTCGAAGTACTGCTTGTGCGCATAGTCACATACAATATCAAGGCTCTCACCATGTACAGTGTCAACATAATCTCGGTATTTCGTGATGTGGGACGCAATTGCGTCCATGCGCATGTGGGATTCCTTGTAGGCGTCTAGTTCCAGAAGGAGCGGAATTTTCGATGTAGGTCGCCAGGTATTAAATGAAAATGCTGTCGCATCATCCCACCCTAAATCGAGTCCAAGCACAAATCGATCACCTGGGTTGTGTTCCCAATCATCTCGCCAGAGATTCCTGACAGGATCATATTCATAAACCAACTTCCCGGTATCATGAACATTTTCGCCTAGATACGTCCGACGAAACCAAACTCGTGTCTCTAATTCAGGGTCATTCTTCCTCTTCCTCGCGATATCCTGCTTCCATTGGCTGCGCATGGAAGGATTGTCGAGCGTGGTCCACGAATGGCAACTCCACCCAGGATAGGACGGAGATTCCACTCCTGACATATTTTTCCGAGGGCCAAAGCCCTTGATGATCTCGTAAAACAAACCATGAGGGTGCCGCGGAGGAGTGGACATCAAATAGAGTTGGCCCCGCTCGTCCACTAGTCGAGG